CTTTTACCACGCCACACGCGAACAGCACCAAACGACAGATTCGTCCCCCCGTAGGGTTCCGAAATACAGCATAGACTGGCCTGCAGAGGGAGAGGCGCTCATGCCGGCATGTGGCGAAAGCACGTTGACAGATTATGACGGCACCACCTGCACACAACTCGCGGCGGAGGACTCGCCAGCACCCGCGCATGCCGCCGCACACACGCCTCTCGCGCGCACGTCGCCCGCCTAAGTTGTATCGTGCAGCTCCGTCTAACGTGCCACACTCGCTCGCGCCGCCCGTCTACTTGGCGGCGTCGGGCCATGCCCCGGCACATCTCTGCACCGTGTCACGCACGCGGCTCTCGTAACAGCTCTACGTTGTTGCGCCGCTTACTTGGCGACGGCGAGGTTGCCCGCCTTCATCTGCTCGAGCTCCTTCTGCTGCTGAAGCACCTGGAGCTGCAGCTTGAGCTGATCCTCGGTCATCGGCCCCGACTGGCCGGGCGGCGCGGGCTGCTGCGCGCGCAGGTTGTCCATCTTGGCATTCTGCTCGGAGAGCTGGCGCTGGAGCGACTCGATCGCCGCCTTATCGGCGCCGAGCTGCTGCTGCGTCGCCAGCTGCTGCTTGAGGTAAGCTTGGCGCTGCTGCTCCTTCAGAAACATCTCGGCGATCTCGACGCCGATGAAGAGGCCCATGCCGCCGCCGCCGCCGCCGCCGTAGCCGTAGCCGCCGCCCATCATCGGCGCGCCGTACCCGTACCCGCCCATCGGAGCCGTCTGGTAGATGTTGGTCACCTGGGGGGCCGGCGCCGCCGGCGCGGCGGCCTTCGCGGCCTCCACGCGGGTGCCCGCCGAACGCGTCGAGGAGGAGGAGGAGGAGGAGGAGGGCGAGGAGGAGGTGGAGGGCTTCGGTGCGGCCTTCATCGTCGTCGGCGCCGACGACACGCGGCCGCCCACGCGGCCGCCGGACTTGCTGGCGGCCCACGCCGCATCGATCGGCGAGAGGGTGATGGCGGCGGCCAGGAAGCCCGCGAGCACCGGCTGCATGTTGAGCTTCATGTTCGCGGCCTCGACGCGCGCCGGCGCCGCCGCGCGGTAGGCCGACGGCAGCACGAGCGCAGGGGCGAAGGCGACAGCAACGACAGACATCATGTTGGCGTGCGTTG